AGGTATAATGACAGAAGCCTGAAGGAAGAACCGTGGGATCGCTTGGGTGGCCTGAGCTGCCGAGAGTTCCTTATCAAGATCAGTGAAGAGTGGATCAAGCCCCTGTTCGGACAGAACGCCTTTAGCAAGCTGGCATTCTCTCAGGTCAAGCCCGGTGTCAGTGTGTTCTCTGATGGTGGGTTCTCTGAGGAGTTCAACGAGATGGTGGCAGAGTTCGGACGCCGGAACGTGAAGCTTGTCCGATTGCACCGAGAAGGATATTCCTTTGAGGGCGACAGCAGAGACTACCTTCACGGAGAGGCTTGGGGTGTTGATGTGCTAGATTACATCGTTAGAGAGGGCGAAGTAGGTCACGCAGTATCCAGTATCCTAGAGGCTTTCAAACTTTAGACCCTAATATAGGAGAGAACTCTTGTCTCAGCACGACTTAGAGTTCCTGAATGTGCCCGGTTACGAGATCGGGCACGTTGTTCGCAGGAACGGAATCATACTCATCAAGCCAGACTGGATGAGCGACAACTATTGGTATCGTTATGAAGCGCCCAAGTGCGGTAAGTTCTTGGGAGAGTACGATGGTAAGAAGCCCTTGCTCTACGGGCACAATGCAGAGCTGAAGCCCACTTGGGACCCTAACGAAATTCAAGAGGATGGCTGTGCCGGTGGCGGCTGCGTCCTATAACGGAGGTATTATGTCAAGACAAGATGCAAAGACGATCTACGAGTTCTTCGGGATCGAGGAACGCAAGCACGCAGTACAGCTGGTAAAGCACTTCGATGAAGTACCGGACAGCAAGAAGCGATACCCTCTGATGGCTCAGGTTAAGAAGGATGGAATCTTCGCAGCAGTGGCAATCGTAGGATACACCGCAACGATCTTTGGCCGCACTGGAAAGCGCCTGTCCAATGTAGAGTTGCAAGAGCAGGATTTCTTCCAAGTTATGTTCGAGCGAACACTTCCAGAGATTCCTCAGGGTGTGTTCATTGCTGAACTGTGCTCAAAGGATTGCTCACTGGAGGTCCTGTCCGGTATCGTAAACCCGAACCGCAACAAGCCTCTGACGGATGAGCAGAAGAAGATCAAGGAGAACATGTACCTGTGCTTCCACGACTACGTTACAGTCTCTGAGTTCGTCATGGGGCACTCTGAACTCCCGTACATCAAGCGTGAAGAGCGCCTGCTAAAGTTCATCCCAGAGCGTCAGGTACTCCGTTCGTACCTCTGCTATGACGAGAAGGACGTGACAGACTTCGCTGACCTGTGCATCAAGCACGGAGAAGAGGGTGCAGTGTTCAAGGACATTGCAGCGGGATGGGACGCTGGCCACAAAGGCTGGCACGCTACGAAGATCGTCCGTGGCGTAGAGTATGACCTTGAGTGCATCGGGTACGAGGAGGGCAAAGGCAAGTACGCAGGTAAGGTAGCCAACCTGCTTTTCCGATTCCGAGATGGAGAAACTATCAAGGCAATGCTGGGCCGTGGGTGGACACACGAAGATGCACGGAACATGTACATTGATCTTCAAGCTGCCTGTGAGGCTTTCAATGGAGAGGCACCCGGACCAGTTGGGCGCATCTACCGTGTGACTGCCTTGCAAGAGTCCAGCACTGGCAAGAAGCTCCGACTGCCCAAGGTAGGCGAAGAGCGACACGATAAAGAACAACCAGACTTTTAAGGAGGTGCAGAATGTGTACCGAGATTGAAGCCGTTGATCTGGTTGACACCCTTGTATCCAAGTATGGTATGGGTGTCACTCCAACCGGCGAAGAACTAAACCGAGCAATTGAGCTTGGACTTAACATCGAAGAGATCAAATTGGTAGCGGAGGGACTTCATGGCACAATCACCGAAGATGACGGGAGTGACTGGTAAACCATCTGGCATCTTCATCCCAGACGATGTGTACCTATTCCTAAACTCAATCCTTGACGAGGGTGTCCCCGGATATGAAGAGCCTATCGCTGAGCATATCCGGCACGCTGTACTCGCTGAGATCAAGGCGAAGGTGGACCATGCGTACCATAAGACACGCTGAGGAGGCAGACATCCTGCCCCTCCTGTCCTTGTCTGAGGCTTACTTCAACGAGGCTTCCTCTGGTGAGGGGTGGGATTGGTTCGATCTTGATGGCGATGTCCTGTTCCTTAACCTGCTGTCTGCTATCCACTCGGAAGACCACGCTGTGATTGTGGCCGATGTAGAGGGAAAGGTAGTGGGTGGAATGTGGGGTGGTATCTGCCCTTTGGTTATGACTAGAGCCACCCTAGCAAGGGATTTGTTCCTCTATGTCTTGCCTGAGTACCGTGACTTGTGGACAGCAAACGAGATCGTTTCTTTCTTCGAGGAGTGGGCGAAAGGTAAAGGGGCGTCTGCCGTATCGGTAGGTGCTAACTCCAACATAAAGGGCAACAGAGGGGCCGAGGTCTTGTACCGCAGGCGTGGATACAGTCCTCTCGGCTTTGATTTTATCAAGAAGATAGGAGACTAACTAATGGGTATGTCCAAACCAAAAACACCAGAGCCTCCCGCTCAGAGACCGGAACGTAATGTTGACATTGAGCCGGAGGATATTCAGCTCGGAACCGAATCCGGTGATGATGCTGATCCGTTGAAAACCAAAGGCAAGCGAAGCCTTCTCAGACCTACCGGGGCTACTGGAATGTCTGGAAGCGGCGGCTTGCAAGTATAAGGAGGTAAGATGTCACAGACCTTGCAGCGTAAGATAGACGAGGGCAAGGGCACACTTGTAGACATAGAGGGGCGCTATTCGTCCCTCGCCTCTACCCGAAACCAATACCTTGATCGCGGTCAGGCGTACAGCAGGATGACTCTGCCGTATATCCTGCCTGAGACCAAGACAAGAACGGGAGAGGCCAATCAGCACGGCTTCTCAAGTATTGGTGCCCAAGCCGTTAATCACTTGGCAAACAAGCTGGTGATTTCAATGTTCCCTCCTCAGGCATCGTTCTTCAAATTGGAGTTCACTGAGGAGGCAAAGGCTTCCCTGAAAGAGGCAGGGTATGATCCGACCCAGTTGGCAGAGCTTCTTGTATCTGCCGAGAAGAAGGCAAGGATGTTCCAAGACCGCATCGCATCTCGCGTTGCCCTTGTAGAAGTAATGAAGCATCTACTCATCTCAGGTAACGTGCTCCTGCATGTAATGCCCGGAGACAAGCCACTCCGCGCTGTCCCTCTGGATCGGTATGTAATTAACCGAACGCTAGATGGTGTCATGCTTGAGTTGATCACTGTACAAGAGAAGGAATTCATGGCCTACCCTGAGTCTGTAAAGGAGGCACTTCGAGTTGCGAAGCGTGCGCCCACAAACAGCTCCGAGAAGGTAAAGCTTTACACGTATGTGTACCGAACAGAGGAGGATGAGGACACCTATGGTGTTGCACAGACTGCTAACGGAGTTCTTCTGAGAGACAAACAGCTTGTCAAGAAGGACGACTTGCCTTGGATTCCTCTTCGTTGGAACTCTTCTTATGGCGAGGACTATGGCCGTGGCTTGTGCGAGGATCACGCTGGTGACTTGTACGTTATCGAGTTCCTGTCTGAGGCAATAGCTAAGGGCATGGTCCTGATGGCAGACATCAAGTATCTGGTTCGACCGGGTTCGGTTACAGACATTGATGAGCTTTCCAGATCGCCTACAGGTGAGTATATCTTCGGTAACATAGATGACATCGGTGTTCTTCAGCTACAGAAGTATGCTGACTTCAGTCCTATCAGCGCTGTACTTGAAGACTACAAGCGCAGGGTGGGTCAGGCGTTCATGCTTAACTCAGCAGTTCGAAGAGATGCAGAGCGTGTCACAACTTATGAGTTGAGGCTTGACGCTCAGGAGTTGGAGACCTCCCTCGGTGGTGTGTACTCGCTCCTCGCTCAGACCTTGCAGCGACCGTTCGCATGGCTGCTTCTTCGCCGTGTAGGCTTCCCGGTTCCAGAGGAGATGGTCATACCGTCAATCCTGACAGGTCTGGAGGCATTGGGCAGGGCTGGGGATTTGAACAAGATCGCTCAGTTCACCGAGCTTATGCAGTTGCCGCAAACGTGGCCTCAGTCTGTTCAGGAGAGAACCAAGTTCGATGTGTACGCACGAGAGATCGCAGCGTCATTGAGCATGGAGATGAACTGGATGATGAGTGACGAAGAGTACCAGCAGATGAAGCAAGCTCAGGCAGAGCAGATGCAGAACCAGCAGTTAATGAAGGAGGCATCTAAGGCAGCGCCTGATGTTATTAAGCAACAAGTTAATCAAGGTATGGGAGGACAATAATGCCAGACCCTAATGCACCCGTAGAACAGGCCACTGATCAGACCGCACAGCCAGCGCCGGAGCAAGCTGTAGGCCAGAATCCGGCTGACACGTCCACAATGACTGCTGAAGGCGATAAAACGCCTGAGCCGACCGAAGGTGTGGAGTCCGAACAGAAGCCCGCAGAGGGAGAATCTGAAGACTCTGAAGCACCTGAGTACACATATGCAGGTCAGGCCGTTGAGATTGAGATCAGCGATGACCTGTCCGGTATGCTGTCCGAGAAGGGCCTTGACGCTCAGACTCTGGCCGCTGAGCTGTACTCTGGTGACGAGTTCGGCCTGTCCGAAGAGACTAAGGGCAAACTGTATGAGCAGTTCGGGAAGTTCGCCGTAGACAGCTACCTGAACGGCCTGAAGGCCCAGAACGATCTGACCCTCTCTCGGTTCGAGACAGAGGGGAAAGCCGCTCAGGAGGCCGCACAGGCCGCTTGGACGGAGACACTGGGCATCGTTGGCTCTGAGGAAGGCTGGAACGAAGCCGTTGATTGGGCAGAAGAGAACTTCACAGATCAAGAGCGTGCCGAGTGGGACGAGATCATGGAGTCTGACAACTGGACAATGCAGCGGCTGGCAATTCAGGACTTGGCCAACCGTGCCGGTCTGAAGCCCTCAGCAGCCCCTCAGGGCGGACATCCCGCTCAGGCAAGCGGTAGCATGGCCGGACAGTCAAAAGGCTCTCTTGAGCTAATTGAGGCTCAGGGAGGGGACTCCCGATCAGATGCAGGTGGTGCTATCACTGCCCAAGAATACCGTCAGATGTGGTCAAGCTCGCTTTCACCACAGGAAATGCAGGCCCTTGATGCACGCCGTAGAGCGGGTATTCAGAAGGGAATTTGAATTAACCCCTAATATAGGAGAGCGGGAAAGAAAGAATAGAGAGTATAGAGCGACTAGATTGCTCAGAGCGCCCTAGTCTCCCTCTTCCCTCCTCCTTCCGTATTCAATAGAAGGAGAATTTGAATGGCTGGTTCCAACGATAACAACCTGACTAACCCGGCAGTATCCGCTTCTGGTGAGGTCGATACGCTCCTGATCGAGCGATTCAACAACGTCGTGCATGAGGCGTACCAGAAGGGCGAGAACCTGCTGGCGAACTTCAACGTCGAAGAAGTTACCGGCACCAACATGGTGTCCAACAAGTACATCGGTGATACCCAGCTCCAGAAGCTGACTCCGGGACAAGAGCCGGAAGCAACCAGCACTGAGATGGATAAGAACGCACTGGTAGTTGATACCATCGTTCTGGGCCGTAACACTGTTCACTCACTGCATGACATCCAGTCTGATGTTAAGGTACAGCAGAAGCTGGCCAGCAACCAGATGGGCAAGATCAAGCAGCTCGAAGACCAGATGGTTATTCAGCAGTTGCTGGCAGGCGCTGGCACTGGTGGTGTGTACGATCCGTATGCCAACACTATCACTGGTGGTGTCCGCCGGGTGTCTGGTCATGGTGTAGCGATCAAGGTTGAGCTGAACTCTGATGAGTCAGATGACGGTGATCCGTACAAACTGATTGCAGCTATCGAAGTTGCTATCATGGGTCTGGTTGCACAGCGCACACCGATTCAGGGCATGAAGATCATCGTACCGATCCATGAGTTCGGACTGCTGGTTGACTACGGTCTGGTTGCACAGTCTCAGGGCGGTGACAACGAGACTGGTGGTATGGCGTTCAATGCGCTGACTGGCACTCTGAAGGGCTACGGACTGCCGATCATGGGTTCCGCTGAGTTCACTCAGATGAAACTGAACCCGCACGAAGGTGCAGCGCACCACTTGCTGTCAAACGACAACAACGGCAACCGATACGATGTTCTTCAGTGGATGAAGGATGACGCCATGGCTGTCATCTTCGGCCCGGATGCACTGCTGGCTGGTCGCACCATTTCCATGCAAGGTGACATCTACTTCGATAAGAAGACCAAGAGCTACTTCATCGACTCTTGGATGGCTGAGGGTGCGATCCCGGATCGCTATGACAACATCGCTGTTGTACGCCGTGCATCTGCCGGTGCTGGACAGTCCGATCTGATCACTGCGAAGGCTAAGGGTAAGGCGAAAGCTACCCGTACCATCGCCTGATCCTTGTCTCACATGTGAGACTCTGCCCCGTTACCTGATCACTGGTAGCGGGGTTCTTTCGTTAAGGAGGTAATATGGCAACAACCAAACTAAGCGCAATCAATATGGCGCTCCGAGGTATCGGAAGGGACCCTGTTGCTTCAGTTGATGACCCTGATCTTGACTCGGCTATGGCACTTAGCACTATCGAGCAGGTCAGCATTGACATACAGACACAGGGCTGGTGGTTCAACAAAGAGTACAATTGGAAGCTTTCCGGTAGCACAACAGGCGAAGTGATCGTTCCGAACAACGCCCTATCAGTTCTGCCTGAAGGTGCAAACCGTGGCAACTGGGTGGTGATTCGTGGGAACAAACTCTACGATATGATAAACCACACCTATGACCTTACACCTCGTCTTGTTGATGGCAAGATAGAGCTGTCATTCATCATAGAGCTTGAGTTCGAGCAGACCCCTCCTGTGTTCAGGATGGCAGTTGCATACGTTGCAAGACGGATGTTCGCTCAGGACTTGGAGGTGGACAGCACTCGTTGGCAGTTTCAGGTTGAAGACGAGAATCGTGCAATGTCTAGGCTTGAGCGAGAAGAAGCGAGACACAGACGCAGGAACTACCTTTCAGACAATGCTGAGGCTGCATCTGCAATCGCTCAGATGGGAGGCCCTAATAGCAATTCGTATGCCTCTCGCATCTTCCCTCGCCGTGATTATATCGGGAGCTGAATATGAGCTACATTACATCTACACAAGGCAGGCCGGTGCAGGGAGTAAGTCAGCAGCCTGACAAGGTTAGGCTTGCAGGACAATGCACAGAGTCTGTCAATTTCAGACCTGACGTTGTGAGAGGTCTGGTAACAAGACCGGGTACAATATTTGAAGGCAAGCTGGACGACATTGCGTTCCCGGACAACATTAAGTGGCATTACTATGATCGCGGGACAGGAGAAGAATACTTCCTCTCCGTTAGCGACAATGGAAATGTCAGAGTGTGGAGAAGGGATGGAACAGAGCAGGTAGTTGCAGTCACTGATTCAGATGCCGCAACGTACCTACAGTCTGATAACGCTAGAGAGAACATCCAAGCACAGACTATAGGTGATGTCACATTCTTGGTGAACAAATCTAAACAAGTATCAGCCTCAAAGGATCTAACCTCTGAGGGAGCTGGTAATGTTGCATTGATCTACGTTCAGTATATAAACTATGGTCAGCAGCAAACAGTTAGGGTTGACCTTCCCGGAGGAGGAGAGGCAGCAGTGTGGTATAAGGCCCCTACTGGTGCAGCATCTGATCACGTTGAAGGAGTAAGACCATCTGTTGCAGCATCTAAGTTGAGAGAGGCAATGGAGGGATGGTCAGAGGCAAGCCCCGGTCCGTATCCGGGTTCAACATTCTCTGGAATGGATTGGGGTACAGATTATGCCGCTGAGACAGGTGGAATTTCTGACAACTATGACTTCTCAATGATAGCGGATAATGTTATCCAGATTAAAAGAAAGGATGGTTCTGATTTCAAGATTTCCTCTACAGATGATTCTGATGGAAACAACCTAATTGTGGTCAAGGATTCCGTATCTGAGATTTCAAAACTCCCACCTGTTGCACCAGCGGGGATGCTGGTGGAGATAGACCCACCGGGGTCGAAGGACAAGAACGCAAACTTCTGGCTTAAGGCGGAGCCAACTAATGGGGATATGGTATCTTGGGTTGAAGCCCCAGCGCCCGGAATAGTGAAAGGGGCAGACCCTGCCACCATGCCGGTGCAGCTTGTACGAACAGGCGTAATAGGTGGTGTTTCCCAGTTCAGCCTAGAGCTTGCTCCATGGGAAGAAAGAAGAGTTGGTGACGACAGAACTAACCCTTTGCCTACTTTCATTGACACTGATACCCCTCAACGAATACAGTCAATAGGTATCTTCCAAAACAGGCTGTTCTTTACATCGGGTGAGGCAGTAGTTATGACCCGATCAGGCAGGTTCTATGATTTCTTCAGGGAGTCTGCACAGGTTGCAACAGACACTGACCCGATAGACATCTACGCGGATGCAGCCAAGGTTAACATCCTTCAATCCTCAATACCCTTCGATGGGGACATTGTGTTCTTCAGCGAGAACGGTCAGTTCCTCTTGCCCGGACAAGATGCAGTATCCCCTTCAAACGCAACCATGATACAGACTACCTCCTTTGAGAGTAACCTGTCTGTCCCTCCTGTTGCATCTGGTGAGAACATCTTCTTCGCTTTCGACTACGGAAGATTCACAGGGGTCAGGGAGTATTTCACAGACTCTGTGACAGACACCAAGCGTGCAAGGCCCGTGACAGATCATGTCAACCAGTACATAGAGGGTGAGCCTCTTATCATGGCCTCTTCTACATCGCTGAATATGCTAGTCATCAGGACAGCAGATGTCCCTAACGCCTTGTACGTGTACGAGTGGCTTTGGCAAGGAAATGAGAAGGTTCAGAGTGCTTGGGGTAAGTGGGTGTTTGGTGATGATGCAGTGATCAGCGATGTCAGGTTCAACACAACCGATCTTCTCTTGGTTATAAGAAGAGGGAATGGTACGGTAGTTGAGCGTATTGACCTTGGGGACCCACTGGAGTACGGGCTTGACTATCAGGTTCGTCTGGATGGAAGATTCAGGACACCTATGGCGTGGAACCCAACTCTTGAGCGATGGGAAATGGATGACCCTTACCCTGATGAGTCTGAAGAGGATATAGTCCTTGTGAGGGCTGATGCCTGTCCAAATAACCAAGGGTGCAACCAGCCCGGTCTGGCAATCTCTTTCATCCGAGAGGGAGGTCTGCTTGTCACGTATGAGGACATAGCAGAGAGTGACCAGTCTCCGGTAAACGTGGTTATAGGGCTTAGCTTCCTTTGCACCTACATACCTACGAACCCTGTTGCGAAAGATCAGAATGGGGAGGCAATTAACCTTGACCGTCTGACTGTTGGCAAGTACCACGTAACTTATGATAGGACAGGAGATGTCGAGGCTGTTGTAACTAACCAGTATAATCAATCACGCACCTATCAGTACGGAAACAGGACCATGGGTGGACCAGAGAACCTTGTAGGGTACGCACCTCTTGTTCCGGGCCAACACGTTATACCAATTCGCCGAAAGGCTAACACGTACACACTTGAGCTTAGGACTAAAGACCACAGACCTTTTGAGGTACGGGACTTCCAGTTCGATGGTGTGTTCTCAAGAAGAGGAAGGAGAATCTAATGGCAGTAGCAGCTATACCGGCGCTGGTTAGCGCTGCCTCTTCCGCTGCTGGTGCGGCTGCGACCTTTGCCGCTGCCAACGCAGGCTGGATTGCTCTGGCAGGTACGGCATTGTCCTACGTGTCTCAGTCTCAGCAAGCTAAGGCGCAAGCCAAGCAGCAGGAGGCGTACAATCAAAGGGTCAAGGAGGAGGCTATCCGTCAGTACGGAGAGCTTGATGATGAAGAGGCTGACATCCTGTATGACAGCCACGCTCAATCCTTGCAGGCCCAGAAGGAATATATGCAGGCTCGCTCAAGCATTGAGCTTCAGTCTGCTGCGTCAGGGACATATGGCCAGACAGTGGATGTTGCGCTTGCTGACCTTGGAACTGGATTAGGCCAGAGAACGGCTGACATTGTGTACAGAAGAGATTCGAACCTTGACAGGATAAACCAGACTGCCGAGGGCATTCGGTCTCAGTCAGATTCCAACCTAGACCGTTCACCGATCAAACAACCGTCCATGTTCGAGGCAATTGGAGCTGGTATATCTCTTGGAAGTGCAGCAGGAAAACTTGGTACTAGGGTGTCAACTTCCCGTAGTGAAGCAATAAGGAGGGGATAATGGCGATACAAAGAAGAGGGGTTCAGAATCCGTTTGATCGCCAACCTGAAGCACAGAGATTCCAAGGAGTCTCTGTAAACCCTGCATCGGTCAACCGTTCAGAGTTCCAGGTTGAGCAGAAGACAAGCGCGATTGATATAGTGAAAGGCTTGGTGGACTTCGCAGGTGTTGCTGGTGAGGCTTACGCTGCAAAGCTTGATAAGCAGGTTGAGGCGGACAAGATCATCCAGACTCAACGGGCGGTCCTTGGCATGATGCCTACACCCGATTCGACAGAAGGCGGGTACAAGGCACACATGGTTGTCTCTGTCAAGAACAAGACTCTTAAAGCTCAGGCAAAGCTCAACCAGCTTGCAGAGCAGGACTACTCTGACGAGGAATGGGAAGAGATTGTACGTGACACCTATGCTGAGGTGGACGGAGAGCTGGCTAGTGAGTACAAGGATTACGACAACTATCAGGAGATACAGAAGCTCACAACCCTCAGCCTCGCTGAGATCATGCCTCAGGTTGTGTCCTCTCGTGAGGCCGCAAAGCTTGACCATGAGATCAAGAAGCGTATGCAAGACGAGCAGGATGTTCTTATCTCAGAGATAGGTATGTCTGGAGACGCAGCCTCAATCCTGAAGAGGTTCGAGGAGAGGACCGCTGCCATGAAGCTGACTCAGAGCCAGAAGGAGGCTATCTTAACCGAGGTCGCCTTGAACTCTGACAGCGAGACAGCAATCGAGCTTACCCGCCAGTTCAAGGGAGAGCGTGGCAGCACACTGTACGAGCGAAAGGGTCAGCTACAATCTAAGCATGACCAGCTCAAGAACGAGAAGTATTCGGTTAATGCAGGTGAGCTTGGTCTTGAGTTCTCTACCTTCACCTCCGATTTCCTTTCTGGAAAGATGACAGCGGAAGAAGCTACTCGCTACATCGACAAGCGCAACAAGGAGACTGAGGGTAGGTTTATGACTCAGGCTCAGGCTGCCTCCATGTTCTCAAAGGCAAGGGAGTCAATAGCAGCACGAACAAGACAGCAGCAGTTAATCCAAGCTGTACAGTCTGGTGAGAGAACAACGATCCCCGGTGCTGAGCCTAAGGAGATTGAAGGTGCAATCACAGCCGGGTGGAAACAGTACCTTCAGGCTGGCATCACTCAGATTCGCAAGAATGTCCCGGAGGAAGAGCAGGCTAAGGAGATCGCTGCATTGCAGATCAGAGCGGACCAGATGTGGGGTGACAACTCCGCACGGCTCGGTGTTCCCATCCCTGAATGGAAGGCTGCGTTCTCTGCCCTTGCTAACAGCAACGTGGCTGCGATTGTAGGGTCAGGGCAGATAGAGGACTTGCCAGATAACCTGAAGGTCACAATGGACAGGATCGAACAGATGTCCCCGTCAGCTCAAGACTTCTACATGAGCAGCTTGAAGGCTCGTGAGCGTGACATCCTGAACAACACCCTCGCCCTGAGAGAGATGGGTATGACTGCGCCTCAGGCACTCTCTATGGCCCAGAGGAGGGACAGGAACCCTATACCTCGCAGCCAGAGGGACATTGAAGAAGCAGTGGCTGATGTAACGTCCTCCATTGATGATGGCATCTTTGTCACTGACATCCCGGACTATGCAAGGCCGTACTACATGGCGGAGGTACGCAAGAAGATCGCTTCCTTCCCTGACCCAACATCTGAGGTAGCCAAGAGACAAGTCAAGGCGTACTTCAGCAACAACTGGACTACACTGGGTAGCGGTGTTCGAGTGAAAGGGTCGCCTCAGAGAATGAGGCAGCTTACCGGGCTACACCCAGATGCCTTGGACATGGGCTTCCAAGCAATCCTTGAGGGACAGAGAGATCAGATCGAACCTCTGCTTGCAACCTATGGATACGACTTTGATCAGTTGATCCCTGAGGTAGACCCAGAGGGCGGGATGGTAAGCTTCGTTGGGCCAGCAGGAGAAGTCCTCAACACAAGGCCAGTGCCTCTCACTCAGATGCGTACTGAGTACATGAGGTTCAAAACAGCACAAGAGAAGAGACTGAAGGAGAGAAACTTTAAGAGCCTTGAAGAAGCTGGAATAGGAGGGTTCTAATGGCAGTACTTGAAGATATAGGAAAGGCAATAGCGGAGGGGTTCGGGATTGAGGATACCAGCAAGGTGTCCTTCCGGCCTCCAGTTGAAGAAAGACGAACAGCGGCTGATCCAGTTCCTGTTGAGCAACAGCCTCTGCAAGAGGCAATCGAACCACAAGGAGAGGTAGAGTATGAAGCAACTAGCTTCGCGGTCCCTGACTTCGGCCCTATTGATTTCGATCCTTTGGGTGACGATGATTTTGTTTATGCTGACCCTTCGGAGGAAGAGCTAAGGAACCGAAGGGAAGAGTCACTGGACCAGATGGCTATACAGAAGAGTGAAGAGGGCACCCTAGCTGCCCCGGCTGATAAGGATATGGCTGAGGACGAATACATTAGGATTCTACAAGGAATTGAGAACTCCCAAGGAAAAGGACGTAAGACAGGTGCCAATGGTAAACCTATGTACTTCCCGTTCAAGTCATTGGAAGGTAAAGGTCCTGATGGAAAGACCTTCTCTGATATGGAAATTGGGTTCGGAAACAAGATACCACAAGCTTGGCTATCTGATGACCAGAGTAAGTGGCCTGTGGTGGAAGGTGTACCTGTTAATGTCAAGGAGGGTCTGACTGAGCGTCAGGCAAAGGCTCTTATGCAGTCCTCTTTGGAGTCTGCCCGATCCAGTGCATCTAGTAAAGTCCCCGGCTTCGACAAGATGACAGCATGGGAACAACAGTATTGGACGGATATGACTTACAATGGAGGTCAGGGTGTCACCGGGAAGAACCCCAAGGCAACCAAAGCTGCCAAGGATGGATACTCGGCTGAGTCCATGATCCGAACCTTTGACTTCATAGGTGCAGGTGGCAATAAAACCAGAGGGCTTCTGAATAGGAGGCTCAACATGTTCAATCTTGCATCATCTGAAATATCCGGACTACCTGCCGTAGAAGAATATAGCTGGGGTCCAGAAGGGATCAGAGTTAAATTCGCATCTGACATCACAACGGACAAGGTATCCAAGAGGTTCCGTGACAGGATTAACAAAGCAGGAGGCTGGTACACAGTCACGAAAGGTACAGGAGACAAGCAGGAGACATTCCAGCTTGATGATAATTTCAAATTCAATTAAGGAGGCGATATGCCAAGCAAGTATTACGAGGAACTACAAGGGGGCCGGATCAATGTAAGTGACGCTGAGCGGTACTTGCTTGAGCAGAACAAGCCAGAAGTGGATACTATGGACCTTCTTGGTGCGGCCTATGATGATGCGTTTGTATGGAACGCTGCGGGACGTATGTACGAAAGAAGGTCATCTCAGTTCAAGGCTGACAACAGCTTCTCAGTGGACCCGGAGATTGAGAAAGACCTTGTTGCCGAGTACAGGCCAGAGGATGTTGATTACCTAAAGGGTTCAAGATCAGAGCAGGAGTTCTTGGCTAGGAAGAAGTACATCGCTGAGGACCAAGAGCGGGAGCGTATTATCGCAAGCGCTGGTGGTGCAGGCGTAGCAACCAACCTCACGATGGCACTGTTCGACCCTGCTGGCATCGTACTTGGTCTGGCCACTGGTGGTCTAGGGTTCATGCAGAAGGGCACCAAAGCTGCCCGTATTCTGAAGAATGCAGGACTGGTGGGTGTAGAGTCAATGGCACTTGAAGCTGCCTTGTACGGGGGCAACACACAGGCCGAGGCGTCTGATCTTGTGTTTGCACTGGGTGCAGGCGCTGTAATAGGTGGTGGTCTTGCATCGCTCTCTAGGGCACGCAAGGGCGCTGCTTTAGCTGATGAGGCAGCAGTGGCGGACTCTGACGCTTACGCTGTTGGGAGAGCCGTTGATGCGGCTAGAAACGCAGGTCTCACGCGTGAGCCTTTAGAAATACCTAAGGTCCGTGGTGTGGCGAGAGAGGAGGTTGACGAGGTCCGTATGGAGCACAACGCCTACCTGTACGAGCTGAGGCTTCAGGAACAAGTAGGTCAAGGCCCCTTGTCCCGTCAAGAGGCTAAGGTCCTCAAGGCGGAAGAGGCCGAGCTGAGAGAGCGGGTCCGTCAGGAAGAGGCACAGCAGGGGCAGAATAAGGCCGATCTTCAATCCATGAGGGATAATATAGCCAGAGTGGAATCGGAGCAGGCAGAGCGCCTGAGCGCCTCTAGGGCGGACATCGAAGCCAAGCACGCAGACAAGATCGCCAAGGCTCAGGCCAAGGTGGACGAGCTGGCAGAGAAGGTCCGAAACGCTACTGACCCCCGTAAGGCCAACAGACGCCTCTACTCGGCCCAGAACGATCTTGAGGACGCCGTTGCAAGGAGAGATGCAGAGATCAGAAGGGAGATCGAAAGCGCCAGAGCGGCTGTCCGTGACGCCCAGCACCGCTATCGTAAGGAGCTGGGAGACAGGAGCGCACGGAGCAAGATGACTAAGGCCGAGATCGAAGGGCGTCTAGCCAAGATCAGAAGCCGGGTGGATAATGCAAGGAATGCCAAGAGAGCAGCAAGCCAGCTCAAGAAGCTCAGAGGTATGCCGCGAAGTAAGCAGATTGCGTGGGTTCACTCACAAGAGGGCGGCGGCTTCGATGTACCTATGAAGTCCGTCCTGTACCGGGAGAACGTGGAGGCCCTAAAGGCCAAGCGACCAGAGGCCGAACCTGACGCACCCAAGGCTCTTGATGAGGCTACACCGGCACCAGCTCTTGGGACAGTTCAGCCTGTTGATGGTGCGGACTCAGCGAGTGCTGCGAGGGTAGGGTTCTCTCAGAACAAGATAGGGAACACCTTCAACATACCAGAGCGTATGGTACGGAAGATAATGCCGTTCTTGCAGGATGGTGCCAATGTGCCCACCTCCTTGATAGGCTCCATGCCTCTTGGTAAGACAGTGGCTAAGTACGCGCAAGGCTTGCACACCTACCTGTCCAACTCCCAGAACTATGTTATCCGTGGGTTGAACTACCATTTGTTTGAGGCACCTCAGGGTGGCGAGGCAGCTAAGGTCACAGCGGCTGCTAGAGTCCAGATCAACCAGAGAAGAATCAGGGCAGCTATGCGGTACAGGCTTGAAGAAGGCTTCGAGGACTATGCTGCTGCATCTGGGAAGCAATACAAGATACCCGGAAAGCACGGTCAGTATATCGGCTCACAGCTGGACAGAGAGCTTCGAGAGGAGTTCCACAAGAAAGTATTCATGGAGGCAAAGTATCCCGGAACTTACAATGATCCCGGAGTGAAGCACGCCGCTGCGGGTGTCCGTGATCAGTTCCACACAGCAGGGAAGATAAGGAAAGATGCAGGAGAGGCTGGCTTTGAGAACCTTGACCTTGACAAGAACTACGCTCCGACAATTGTAGATGACCATGCAATCTTCATGGCCCTTCGTCAACACGGTGAAGACAAGGTGCGGGAAGTTCTGTCACGGGCATACCAGAATGGCCGCTACAAGCTGAGGCCAGAAGGTGCTGATGCAGTTGCTGATGCGTATATTGCACGTGCAAGGAAGAACAAGACCTCTCTGGCTGAGTCCTACCGTCAGACAACAGGGAAGGACATTGATGAACTAAGGGGTCATCTTGAAGAGGCTGGAGTACCAAGGGATGTGATCGAAGAGTTCCTTGAGTCCACAGCCAAGGATGAAGCAGTTAAGCACATGAGTGACCGTGCTCGCATCTCCTTCTCCCCCAACGTGAAGGTAGAGGTAAACGGCCTTTCAGCAATCGACTTGTTTGATACCAACCTGCCCAAGCTGCTTGAGTCTTACACGATTGACGCAGCGGGTGGTGCAGCTATGGCCAAGCTTGGCTTCAGGACCAGAGCAGAGTTCAACGAGGTACTTGAGGCTACGCACCAGCACGCACTAAACCAAGGCATGAACCCGAAAGAGGTTGAGGTCCAGATCGGGATGATCAAGGAAGGTGTGGACATGCTCTATGGTCGATCTATCAACAAGTACGCTCACACAGGGTGGAGCAGAAACCTGTCACGGCTTCGTGACATCACGGCAATGCTGAGGCTTCAGGCAGTAGGTCTCTCTGCAATACCCGAGTTGTCTCGTGCGCTGACTGACCGTGGTCTGATCAACGTGGCAAGAGAGGTCCCTGCCGCTGCCACTATAATCAAAGGATCAAGAGCACAAAGGGAAGGCGGTAAGTTCTCAGGTGCAATGAAAGACCCAGAGCTGAGAGAGCTTGATGAGGTGATGCAGTACGCAGGTGAGGACCATGTGATCTACCCTAACACAATGCGCTCCGAGGAGATTGAAGAGGCAGGGTTCAAGCAAGGCTTTGGGGGTAAGCTTGATATGTGGCTTGCTCAAGGAAGAAGAGTGCAAGAGCTTACCTCGTTCTTCAGGATGTTTCAGGGTGGTGGAGAGAAGATAGCAGCTCGCTCCTTGAACAGGAACATAAGAAGATGGATATTTGAAGGAGAGGATTTGAGGCTACGAGAGCAGGAGATGAAGGATGCCGGATGGTCTGATGGGTTTCTTGATGACCTAAAAGCTTGGTCAAAGGATAACCCTAATATAGATGAGTACGATGGTAAGTCTATAACAACATTTGACTTCGACAGAATGCCAGAGGAGATGAGAGAGAGATACACGATTGGTGTCCACCGATTAGTTGCTCGCTCCATGCAGAGGTCTTTCGTAGGGGAGACCCCAACCTTCATGCACAGACTGTTGGGTATGACTCTTTACCAGTTCCGTACCTTCTCAATCACATCACTGGACAAGCAGCTAATACATGACATCAAGCACGATAGGGCAGCAGGCGCTCTGATCCTTGCATGGTCTGCTGGTCTGGGGATGATGACGCACTCAGTAGCCGGTGCTCTAAACATGAATGAGAATGCCTTTGACACTCAGAACCTGCTTTTTGGCACATGGAACAGGATGGGTCAGGTTTCCGCTCTTGGCATCGCAGCAGACGGTCTGGCCACAATAGGTGCCCTCCCTGATGATCTCATGGCAGCGCCTAACAGGTATGGCTTCAGAAGCTACGGTTTCAACTCTGTTCCGTCCCTTGGCCTTGCTGAGGATGCTGTCAGGACAGTTAGGAAGACTTCAGACTTCCTATTCGACCCTGACTCTAATTACGGGTCAGAGGACGTTATCAACCAGTGGCAGAAAGTCATACCGTTTGGTAAGGCAGTTGGTATCAACCAAGCGTTCAACGCAATCGAAGATGAACTTGAATAAGGAGGCAACATGGCCTTTAGCTATAACGAGTACATCGGTGATGGTTCCACCCGGACTTTTACGTTCGGGTTCACCGGGCCTGACAAAGGCTACATTCGGAATACAGACATCGTGGTCCTTGTCGATGGTGTCCCTGATCTTAACTTCCAGCTTACAAGCTCAAACTCTCTGGAGCTGGATGTGGCACCTTCCACTGGAGCTGTCGTAAGAATCAGGAGAGTGATGCCCAAGGACGCACCGTACACCGACTTCTCCCGTGGCAATAAGTTTGGAGAGGCAAACCTGAACAACAGCTTCTTGCAGACTCTGTACACCGTGCATGAGTTTCAGGATGGTTGGTTCCCTGACGGGTTCCGGTTCCTTTCCTCTGTAAGATTCTCGGCGGACATTGACTTTGAAGGGTACGATCTGAACAACGTGGGTACACTTCAGGTATCAGATGTTATCATAGGTGAAGAAGGGCTGTCCCTCGGTGACTCAATTGCTGAGGCTTACAACTGGGCACAGTATCCTGTAGATGCACCAGTCCCCGAAGGTAGTGGTTCTGAGTATAGCTCTTACCACTACTCGGTGAAGTCCGATAACTCTCGTGTGTTGTCCGAGTCTGCAAAGGATGCTGCTATCGTTGCTCGCAATGCAGCTCAGGCAGCACGGGTATTAGCAGAAGTAGCACGGGATGCAGCCCAAGGGTTTGCAGGAGATGCAGGTAACTCTGCTACTCAGGCAGGGATCAGCGCAGGTCAGGCATCTGGGTACGCGGACAACGCTCAGGCTAGTGCAACCGCTGCTGGCATCTCAGAAGGAAACGCACTGTCCAGCGCTAATAATTCAGCTAACTTCGCGGATGACTCTTCCGACTCTGCAACTGAGTCTAAGAATTGGGCTGAGACTGCTGAAGACGTTCCTGTGGTTGAAGGTAACGGCACGGAGTACAGCTCAAAGCACTACAGCAAGAAGGCTCAACAGTGGGCCACTAACTCAAACGGTAGCGCTTTGGCAGCTCTTGGATTCTCTGAGGACGCTCAAGGGTACGCCCAAAATGCACTTGGCCATTCAAACACAGCGCTTGGTCATGCTCAGGATGCTGAGCAGTCTGCACTGGATGCTGCTGCTGCTGCTGCTTCCATAGACACTGACCATCTTATGGTAGTAGGCGGTTACGCAGGAGACATGGACCTGCTCAATATAGCAGGGTCTTACCGGGTGGAAACAAACACAAACCTGCCTTTATCTGTACATTATGGCAACGTACTTGTGCTAAGAAACCCCGGGGCTGACACAATTGCCCAGATCGCCACAGACTACACAAGCTCAGAGATTCTTTACAGATCGTCATCTATAAGTGGCGGATGGGGACCTTGGGTGTCCTTGTTGGGCGGGGGCACTGAACTGTCTTTAGAATGGATTGGGCAGATTACCAAAGGTTCATCTAGCAATATAGCAACAAACTGGGATGACTATAATTGGCTGATCGTAAACGGGGAGTACAACGGAGAGCAAATCTCGGGCTGGATTCACGTGGGGACTTGGACAGGTGTCGGGTTGATGGGAGGAAGATCACCAACTATCGGGATAAAGAGGACAGGTAACAATACCTTTGTAGTTGATGGGACAACCGACCAGATAGCATCAAGGACCGTCAAACGGATAATGGGGGTAAAAGTATGATAGTTTACGTTAAAACAGATGGAAGTGGTGTTCAGGAGTTCCCAGTACCTACAGATAAAGAGAACTGGATAGAAGTTGAGGTGGCCTCAGCAGAAGAATATTCAGGTAAGGAATTTGATTTCAAATCCAATAG